TATTAAAGAGGTGAACAAATTGAATATTTTCACTAAAGCTGGCTTACAGCTAAGAGATGCATTTAATTCTATTTTTGGCAGTAAACAAAATACGAATTATTATAATTATGCAGATTACCAATCACTTATTGGATATTCTAATCCTCTCGCTCGCTATTCAGGCGATGTATTAGATAATGCTTTGATAAAGAGAACAATTGATTGTATTGCTACTCATGCTTCTCAGCTGAAAGTTCAACATATTATTCAAGATAAAGGTAAAACCGAAATTGTAAATGATAACATTGAATATCTTTGCAATTTCAAACCCAATGAATTGATGAATGCAAATGATTTCTGGTATAGAGTTGTTTCTTGTTTGTTTATAAATAACAATGCTTTCATATACCCAAAATTCGATGCCCGCGGTGAATTGATCGCTTTATATCCAATCGATTTCTATTCTTTGACCTGGAAAGAAGATACGAAAGGAAATGTTTGCTGTGAATTTGTATTTAGCAAGCAAAAAATTGTATTGCCGTATTCTATGCTTATTCATCTTCGTAGACAATATATACAAAATTCGATGTCCGGTGATAATCAAGATGAGCAATTGCTTCAAATGCTGAATAATTCCAAATTATTATCAGATGCAAGAAAGAATATATTAAAAGCAAATGGTACACCAAATTTTGTTCTGCAAGCAAATGTATCTGTAAAGAAAGATGATTTAGACAAAGCAGTGAAAGATTTTGTGAATTCTTACGGCTATGCTAATCGTGTTGCTTCTGTTGATAATCGTTTTCAGATTACACCTGTATCTTCACAAACTACTAATGTTTCTCAAGATGAAATTGATTCAGCAGAAAAAGAAATATTACAATATTTTGGTGTATCGAAAGCATTGATTTCTGGAGATTATACACCGGAACAAATGATGGCATTCCAAGAATCTGTTATTGCACCTATTGCCAATCAAATTGGACAAGCATTAACAACTGGATTATTATCAAAAATAAAGATTAATCTTGGACATCAGATAAGAGTAAATAATAATGTATTACAATATGCGAGTGTTTCTTCTAAGATAGACTTGGTGTCTAAACTAGTAACAAATGGCGTTATTTCTATTAATGATGCCCGAGCATTATTGGGACTGGATAATAGACAAGAAGAAGAAGCAGACTGGTTACGTACATCATTAAATACTGTTAATCTCGAAGATGCAGGAGATTATCAATTGGGTAAAGCTGGTGTTGAAGTGAATAAAGATAATACAGATAATAGATTAAAATCTGCTAAAGAAGATAATAAAGAAAAAGAAGGTGAAAAAGATGAGTGAATATAAATATGAATATCGTTCTGTTGAAAGTGTAAATATACAAGAAGATAAAAATGAATTAATTATTGCAGGTAAAGCAATTTCATTTAATTCTCCAACTGTATTATTCGAAGAACGGGGAATTCAATATAAAGAAATTATTTCTAATCGTGCATTAGATAATACAGATTTATCGGACGTATTATTAAAATTAAGACATAACCAGCAAGGTGCTACATTAGCAAGAGTAAGAAATAAATCATTGGAATTAGAAGTAAGAGAAGATGGTTTATATTTTGTTGCACATCTCGCAAATACCCAAGAAGGTAGAGATGCATACGAAAATGTTCGCAGTGGGTTAATTGATGCAATGTCCTTCGGATTTATCACTGGCGAGGAACATTATGATAAAGATACTACAACAAGACATATTGATAGTATTAAATATTTGAGAGAATTATCTCTAGTAGATACGCCCGCTTATAAAGATACTTATGTACAAGCAAGAGATTATATTTCTGCACAAGAAGAAATAATTAAACGAAAAGAAGAAGCTGAAAAAAAGGCTGAATATGAGCAGAGAAAGAAAGAACTAATTTTGAGAACATATTTCTGACGAAGATTATTTTATTATAAAAATAGATGAATGTTTCTGGACCGGATGGAAAAGGAACTAACCGGATGGTGAAAAACATCAAGGAGATTAACATGGAAAATTTAAATTTAAAATTAAAAGATATTAACGATAAAAAATTAGAGATTCGTTCTAAACTGGAAACAGAAGAAAATTTAGATTTAGATGCTGTAAAAGCAGAACTGGATTCTCTTGAAAAAGAAGAGAAAGAAATTAGGTCTAAATTATCTGCCAGCTTAGAGACGAAAGAATTAAAAGATATTAAAGAAGAAAAACTTGAGGTGAAAAATAAGATGGAAAACAAATTAGAATCTTTAGAATATCGCCAGGCATTTATGAACTTTGCAAAAACTGGTGAAATGGCAGAAGAATTTCGTTCTGTAGCTCTTGCTTCTGCAAATAGTGCTGTAATTCCTCAGCCGATTCTCAACACGATTGTTGAAAAATTAGAGAATTTTGGTAATGTATTACCGCTCGTAAATAAGACTTCTTATCCTGCTGGATTTGCTATTCCTACTTCTCAGCTGACAGCTCTTGCTACTTGGACTACTGAAGCTAGTGTAGCAACGACTGGTATTCCTGTTGGGGATAAAGTAACAGGCTCTATTACGTTCTCTGCATATCCGTTAGTAAAAGCACTGGGTATTAGCTTTGTTGCTCAGATTCAGACTTTATCCGCTTTTGAAGCTAAACTTGCAGAAAATGTTGCTACTTCCATGGCAAAAGCACTGGAACAGGCTGTAGTTGCTGGTGATGGTTCTGGTAAACCGACTGGTATCTTTACTGAAGCTGCTACTGCAACGACTGATGTTACTCTTAATGCTACGCTTAAATATAAAGACCTTGTAAATATCAAGAAAGCTATTCCAGCAGCATATCGCGATGGCGCTGTAATTCTCACGAATGAATCTACGTTCTTCGAACTTTATAGCATTGAAGACCAGCACGGCCAGCCGATCGCACGCGTAAATAGTGATATTACTGGTTCTCCTGTATATACGATTCTTGGTACTCCAGTTATTGTAACTGATTTTGCACCGGAATATAGTGCTGCGGCTACTGGTGATATTGTTGCTGTTGTACTCCAGCCGAGAAACTATACTCTCAATATGGCTTATCAACCGGATATGCGTGTATATACTGAAGATGCAACGAGAAATAAAGTATATCAGAGCATGTTACTCGCAGACGGCAAGATGGTTGATAAAAACGGTCTCGTAGCTATTAAAAAAGGCTAATTTATTCACCTCCCTAATTTAGAAAGGAGGGGATTAAATGCTTGAGTTAGATTATGTAAAAAAATTTCTTCATATTGACGGCGATTATGAAGATATAATTATTCAAGGTCTTATTGACGCTGCGAAACAATACATCATTGACGTTGTTGGATATTTTGACGGGAATTTATTTGTGATGAATCATTGTGCATTACAATTAATTGCGTACTGGTATAATCAACGTGGTGAATCTGGTTCAAATACTGATGTACCTTATATCGTTACGACAATGTTACAACATCTTTGTTTTGCATATACAAAAGATGAAGAAGAATCTTCACCTGAATCTCCAGCTGAAGAACCTTCACAAGAACCTTCAACCGAGCCCTCAACAGATGGTGAAACTACAGGCGGAGAAACTACCGATGGTGAAACTTCAGGTGAAAATACTGAGGAGGAAACACCGACACCAACGGATGGTGAAACGCCATGAGTGAATTAAAAATATCCGATTTGCGGACTAGAATAAAAATTCTAAAATTCACAGAAGTTTCACCAGATACAGGCCTCGGTCCTGAAATTGATTGGAGCGTTGCTTTAGAAATATATGCGCAACCTCTAAAACAACGAGTTACTCCAACCCATACTTTAGATGATGGTGACGCGATTGTAATCACACAAGGATTTAATATAAGACCAAATGATGTAAATAAAGGTGATAGGTTAATATATCAGAACGAAACTTATGATATATTAGATGTCGATAAAGGAAATCCCTCTTATTATATTATTACATCCAAACGTTTAGTTTCTTAATTGGAGGTGCATATCATGAAAATATCTATTAATACAGATAAAGCAGTGAAAAATGCACTGAATAATTTTGATAAATACGATAAAGATACACAAGATAGAATTGAAAAAGTGGTTGAAAGTACTACTAATGATGTAAAAACAAAAGCTAAAGCTAAAGCACCATTTAGAACTGGTAACCTGAAAAATTCTATTTCTTCCACTATGAAAAGCAAAACTACTGGAATTGTAAAAGCAACATCTCCAGCGGCACATTTAGTGGAATTAGGTACAGTCTTGCGTATTACTGCTCCAAAGAAGAAACAAGCATTAAGGATTGGAGATTCCTTTGTAAAGAAAGTAATTTCTACTGGACAAGTAAAACCGAAACCTTTTTTGAAACCCGCAGCGGAAGAAGTAAAAGATAAATTCGTTAATGATTTATCAAATGCTATAAATCCAAAGAAATAA